TCTAAAGATCTTGCAGATGAAGGCACCCGCTGCTTTATCGATGCTGATAATATGCGTGCCGTCAGTGTACTTAACCTGGGTACTATTGATGAACCAGGTCACGCAGATAACACCGCCACTCTCAAACTGAAAAAGACAGCACCGTTCTCTGCCCTGTTGTCTGTTAACGGCGAGCGTAACTCCCAGAAGTCACTGGCAGAATGGATTGAAGACTGGGCCGACTACCTTGTGGGCTTTGATGCTAATGGTGACGCTATTCAGGCAACAAAAGCGGCTGCGGCAGTCCGTAAAATCACGATTGAAGCAAACCAGACCGCTGATTTTGAAGATAATGACTTCAGCGGCAAACGCTCCCTGATGGAATCTGTCGAAGCGAAGACCAAAGACATTATGCCAGTGGCATTTGAATTTAAATGCGTTCCGTTTGAAGGTCTGAAAGAACGTCCGTTTAAATTACGCCTCAGCATTATCACTGGCGATCGTCCTGTACTGGTTCTGCGCATTATTCAGCTGGAAGCGGTGCAGGAAGATATGGCTAACGAATTTCGTGATCTGCTTGTTGAGAAATTCAAAGACAGCAAAGTAGAAACCTTTATTGGTACTTTCACCGCCTGATTTCATTACTGCAAATGCCCCTGCGGGGGCATTTATGGAAACGTAATTAACTCAATAATCACCGGATGGTGAGGGCTTCCTTTTACCCAAACTCAGCGCGGTGCAGCGCATATACGTGGAGAACAAAATGTCATTTATTAAAACTTTTTCCGGGAAGCATTTTTATTATGACAGGATAAATAAAGACGACATCGTGATTAACGATATCGCGGTTTCCCTTTCAAATATCTGCCGCTTTGCAGGTCATCTTTCTCACTTCTACAGTGTCGCCCAACATGCGGTGCTTTGCAGCCAGCTGGTGCCGCAGGAATTTGCTTTTGAAGCGTTAATGCATGATGCAACAGAAGCGTATTGCCAGGATATTCCCGCTCCACTGAAACGCCTTCTTCCTGACTATAAACGGATGGAAGAAAAAATAGATGCCGTAATCCGTGAGAAATACGGGTTACCTCCTGTTATGAGCACGCCAGTGAAATATGCCGATCTCATCATGCTGGCAACCGAACGCCGCGATCTCGGGCTTGATGATGGCTCTTTCTGGCCTGTACTGGAAGGCATCCCGGCAACAGAGATGTTCAACGTGATTCCACTGGCACCGGGCCATGCCTACGGGATGTTTATAGAACGCTTCAACGAGTTATCGGAATTACGCAAATGTGCATAACTCATGTAGTTAGTTTTTCTGGCGGGAGAACATCTGCATATCTTGTTCACCTGATGGAAGAACAAAGAAAGGCTGGCAATAACGTCTGCTACATCTTTATGGATACCGGTTGCGAACATCCGCTGACATACCGCTTTATTCGGGAGGTTGTGAAGTTCTGGGGCATACCGCTAACTGTGTTGCAGGTCGATATAAATCCAGAGCTTGGGCAGCCAAATGGTTATACGGTATGGGAACCAAAGGATATTCAAACACGAATGCCGGTGCTCAAGCCGTTTATGGATATGGTTAAAAAATATGGCACGCCATACATCGGCGGCGCGTTCTGCACTGACAGATTAAAACTCGTCCCCTTCACCAAATACTGCGATGACCATTTCGGGAGAGGGAATTACATCACATGGCTGGGTATTCGTGCAGACGAACCCCGCAGACTGAAACCGAAATCGGGCGTCAGGTATCTCGCCGAGCTGTCTGATTTTGATAAGTCGGATGTTATCCGGTGGTGGCGTAAACAACCTTTTGATTTGCAAATCCCAGAGCACCTAGGGAACTGTGTTTTTTGCATCAAAAAGTCAACGCAAAAGCTAGGGCTTGCATGTAAAGACGAACCTGGTCTGATGCGAGTTTTTAATGAACTGGTTACGGGTAAACACGTCAGAGATGGTCATCGCGGGACAGGTAAAGACGTTATGTACCGTGGTCACCTGACGCTTGACGGGATTGCCAGAATGTATGCAGACAGCGACTACAGAAATTTGTATCAGGCAATGGTGCAGGCCAGGCGATTTGATACTGGTTCGTGTCCTGAATCATGTGAAATCTGGGGTGATCAATTGGAGTTGAAATTCGAAGAGATAGTGGCATGACAACCGAAATTAACTATCAGGCACTGCATGAAGAATTTCAGTACATGCAGGACCATTACAGCGATCCTGCTGATCGTAAAAAGCAGGAACTTTATATTTCCGCAAAAGCGATGCTGGACGAAATGCAAGGCAAAGACAAACGCCTCGCAGCTCTTGAAGACGAGAACGAATATATTCGGAAGCGATTTAAAGAACTCGATCTGTTCTTTGGCAAAAACATTCTGGTTATGCAGGCTGCAATTATTGAATGGAGAGAAACGGGTAATGCAGAAAATGCACTGATGTGGATTTATAACACTTTGTTTGGACCAGGCGAATTACCTAGCGAAGATGAAAAAAATGCTCAGGCATATTTTGACCGTGAATATGAGCCTATTGATAAAGAGTTAACGGAGCTTCACCGATGGTTTTATGAGAGCCATAAACGCGAAAAAGCCGAACGCACAGCCAAAGCGGAGAATGACCAATTATGACCACTTTTACCGACAAAGAACTGATTAAAGAAATCAAAGAGCGCATAAGCAGCCTAGATGTGCGAGACAATATTGAGCGCCGGGCTTATGAAATTGCATTGGCATCGCTGGAAGCGGATCCGGTGGCATGGCTGCATTCAGACAATGGCTTAGGTATTCCGGCAATAACGAGGAGTAAAAACATTGCTGACAGTTGGTTATCGAAGGGCTGGTATGTTCAGCCGCTATATATAGCCAAGCCAGTGCCGGTGGTGCCAGATGCTCGTCCATCTTTAAATAATGGCATAGTCGGTTTTGATGAAGGCTGGAACGCCTGCCGAGCTGCCATGCTCTATGGTGCCGTACCTGCAAGCCAGGCTTACAAGTTGCCACAAACGCAGTTTAAACAGGTTGCTGACCTCTACGAAATGCAATTTGATGACGGTCGCACTTGTACCTTTCACACTGATGCGCAAAAGGCTGTGCAATGGCTTCAGGCGTGCGACGGAAACAGGGTTCAGGAATACGTTAAGCTGGAACGATTGCAGAACGCACTGTCTGGCAACTCTCCGGTAACTCCGGATGGTTGGGTTATGGTGCCGAAGAGACTAACAGCCGAGAACGGCGTTAAGGGGGTGCTATCCGGTGAATTTTCAGAAACTACGTTTATAAGCTGCCTGGAATGCTTTGGCGATGATGATTGCGATACCTGTGACGGGAGCGGACGTATTGAAATTAAAGTGCCAGTCACGTGGTCGACCATAAAATCTATCTGGGATAAAGGTATCGAGTATTTTGCAGCAAAACCATCACAAGAGGTGAAGTGATGAACAACTTAATGATCGACCTTGAGACGATGGGGAAAAATAAGGATGCACCGATCGTTTCCATTGGCGCGGTGTTCTTTACCCCAGAAACCGGTGACATCGGACAAGAATTCTATGCGGTTGTCAGCCTAGACAGTGCTATGAAGCAAGGAGCTACACCTGACGGCGATACCTCCTGTGGTGGTTGAAACAGAGCCCTGAAGCACGAACTGCAATCTGTATTGATGATACTTTATCGATCAGCGATGCACTCTCTGAATTGAGTCATTTCATTAATCAGCATACAGACAATATAAAATATTTAAAAGTCTGGGGTAACGGGGCCACCTTCGACAACGTAATTTTACGTGGAGCTTACGAGCGAGCAGGACAAATCTGCCCGTGGGCGTACTGGAATGACCACGATGTACGCACGATCGTTACGCTTGGGCGTTCCATCGGATTCGACCCCAAAATGGACATGCCTTTCGATGGCGAACGGCACAACGCCCTGGCTGATGCCCGTCATCAGGCAAAATATGTTTCCGCTATCTGGCAGAAATTAATTCCTGCCACCAGCACAGAATTATGATTTTCCCGGGTGCAGCCGGTTTTGATGGAGAAAATTATGAACACCTTGTTTTTACTGATGGCTGAATTCAATACCCCAAACATTGAACTCTCAGCAGTTAGCCAAAAGTACTTTGGTATGAGTCCAGCCACGGCAGAAGCAAAAGCAAACGCTTGTAAGTTGCCCGTTCCAACATATCGCATCGGCACATCACAAAAAGCAAAACGTTGCATCAATATTCAAGATCTTGCGGAATACATAGACAAAAGGCGAGAAGAAGGACGTATCGAGTGGGAACAGGTCAGAACAGTCAAACAGAAGGACAAAGAACATCACTAAAGAAAAAACCCGCCTGAAGGCGGGTTTTCAAAAAGCACCAGCTATGATCATGCTGCTTTGCGACGACGAAGCTTACCCTGCTGCTCTTTACCAGAGACAGTAGCGTGAGTGAACGCATTAGGAGCAGCCTTCATCAGAACTTCAACAGCAGCACCCATACCTGCGAATGCTTTCATTGTGTCGAACTTAACCTGTGGCTTGGTTGCTTTTTGATCTTTCATAGAAAACTCCCGAGACAGTAAAGGCGTCTCTAACCCTTTCTTTAAAGCTAGCTTGTTTCGCTAACTTATGCCAATCGATCATGTCGATTGGTGACATCGTTTCTTAGTAGTTTAAGCACAAAACGACTGCCATAGATGTACCTTTAAGGTAATCTGGACGGGTATCCTACAATTTGTAGACCCTTCTCGTCTATACCTACTGAGCAAATTTAAGAAAGATATCCTGCAGCTCATCAATGACTGCCGACATCACATAACCGCACTGTTCCATGCGGAAACCAAAAGACTCGTAATACTGCACCAGTTCTGGTACTGGCTCTACAATGTGGACAACTTTACATTCAACAGCTTTACAAAATATAAAAGCACTCATAAGAGTGAGTAAAACCATGCGCCCTTTCAATGGGTGAGATTCATCTTCTCTAGAAAACCTTTCGATCATATGGATACGAAAGATGTTTTCTTCAACCCCATAAACACAAATTGCTGCTCCTGATGGTATTCCCTGAACCCGACCTTGCTGAACAAGTTTTATGCAGAACTCATACTTTTCTCTGGAGTTGCCATAGGTACTTAACGCATAGTCCCATTCAAGCTCACCATAGCCACCACACAGAATCTTGTAATCATCATCACTGAGCGGACCAACAGCAAGAGGTAAGCCGACATGATCAATAATCAACTGGATATTGTTACGTACTGATTGACCTATCTCGTCCAGGGTAAGCAT